ATTCATATCCAAATCAAACCAGTAACCAAGAATACAAAGTTTCTTTGTAGTTGTGGTTAGTTAAATTTCTTGACACTGATAAATTAATTATCAATCATGTGGTACGGAAATCAGGAGGAACCATGAAAGAAGCCACTCAACAGAAAATAATCTCTTTATGTGGAAGTCAGTCGGAACTAGCACGTCGTTTGGGTAAAAACTCTCAGACAGTATCTGTCTGGTTTCGCACTCAGGTAGCCAGCACAGAAGTCCTGAATGCTTGCCGTGTTCTGGACTGGCAAGTAACTCCACATGAGTTACGCCCCGATCTTTACCCAAACCCCACTGATGGCTTGCCGCAGCAGGAGACTGCCCATGCACACAATCAGCTTTGATCATCCTAATCAATGTCCGCCTTTGGCATTGAAATCGAAAAATCAGATTGAACCGCGGCGGCGGGACAACCTGAAACGGATGGCGATCAATACCGCCGTCAGCGAATGGGAAAAAACGTTGCCGGGTCAGGCTCAGGAACAGATAGCGCGGCTGGTGGCAGAAGAATGGAAACGTACTGGCGGCAAGGGGATCACAGTCAACAAGCTGAACTTGTTCCGCTATCTGCGTAACGAAAACGGATCCGAAAAATACAACCGCTATGTCATGCAACTGGCCCCGGCGATTTCATCCGTGATGCCAATCGAGATAGCACGCGCCTACGGTCTCCGTTCTGGCAAGACCGAAGCAGAACTGGTGGCTGCAGCAATCAAAGAATGCTCTGAGGCCCACCAGGCAAAGATGCTGGGCGCGCCTCTGCAGCGCCTTGAAAAAGAGATATGGGAGGCAGCCACATCGCTTTACGCGATGCTTCCGAAAGAGATATCAGAACCAGCGCTGGCATTGCTCAGCACTCTGGCGCCGCAGTGTTTTTGAAACGAGTTTTGACCAATGACCATCAGCATTTTGCTGATTAATACGAGGTTTTAGATGGCCCGCATCAGAACAGTGAAACCTGAATTCTGGACAGATGAAAAGGTGGTGGAATGCACGATCCCCGCCCGACTTCTGTTTATTGGGTTGTTCAACTTCGCCAATGACCTGGGATGCATGGAGCGTTCCCACAAGCGGATCAAAATGCAGGTGTTCCCGGCGGATTTAATCGACTGCGAACCCCTCATAGCTGAGTTAATCACTCATGGATTACTCACTGAGTACTCAGTGAACGGTCAGGAATATTTGCACATAAAGGGCTTCGCTAAGCATCAGAAAATCAACCGGCCGTCGGCAACAAAGATACCCGCTCCGGTACTACTCACTGAAAACAGTGGCGGCAGTGGTAATCAGTTCAGTGATGACTCAGTGAGTGCTCAAGGATGTGTCACTGACGGAAAAGGAAAGGAAGGGAAGGGAAAAGGATCAAACCCCTCTCTTAGCGAGCGCGAAGAAGAATTTCAGGATCAGGAAGAACAACGGCAACAACATCCGCCGCCGACTCAAGCCCCCCGATATCTGGAAGGCGTAGATGAACCTATCGGCAAATTTCAGATGACGGATGCCTGGCTCCCGTCTCGTGATTTCCGGCGACGAGCAGCGATGTGGGGCATAGCTCTACCAGAACCGGATTACCTGCCAACCGAATTGGCGGAATTCACAACCTATTGGGGGGCTGAAATGAAGGTTTTCACGCAGGTTCAGTGGGAACAGAAGTTTGCCCGGCACATACCCGTAGCGCGGGCCAACAACCAAAAATCCGTAGCAGCGAGAGGTAACGAAAATGCGCCAGTTCACTCTGGAAGCGCTTCAAGAGCAGTACAGCAAGTCCGGGATGCTCGAGCCCGAAAAGAACGTGATGGTGGATCCTCGGGCGGAAGACACGGCATGGCGCCTGTGGGAAGTCATGGCGGAAATCTACTCGAACCGCTGGACGCAGAAGAACGGGGCCGAACCCTCGACTATGTGGATAGCTCAGATCGGTTCGATGACTGAGAGGCAAATCACCCTGGTATGCAATCAGTGCATGGAGCGCTGCGCCGCCGGGAACTCTTGGCCGCCAGACCTGGCAGAATTTGTTTCGCTGGTATCAGAGAGTGGCGCAAACCCATTCAGCCTGACATCAGAAATGGTGATGGCGGAATACAAGCGCTGGCGCAATGAGTCATACCGCTATTCCGGCAGCGATAAATATCCATGGCCTCAGCCTGTGCTCTACCACATCTGCATTGAAATGCGCCGCACAGGCGTGGACCGACGTATGACGGAAAACGAGCTGCAGCGGCTGGCTGAAAAATTACTGACCAAGTGGACGAAGCACGTTCAAAACGGTTTCTCGATTCCTCCGGTAGTGCGTCAACTGGCAGGGCCGAAAGCACCGGCTGGGCCAACCCCGGCACAGTTGCTGATGGAAGAGTACAAGCGCCGCAAAGCGGCAGGTTTAATCAACTAACGAGTTTTGACCAATGACCAAACAAAAACGAATTACTCAGGCTGACCGACTGGTTGTGTATGTCAGCCAGCACCCGGGTATTACCACCCCGGAAATATGCGACGTTTTCAACACTGACTCCGGTTCGACGGGGCAGCAACTGGCTGCGTTAGTACAGCGCGGTGTCATGACCCGGAGCCACAACGGCACCCACTGGGAATATACCGTTGTGCCCGGCAGCGATATCCCCGATATCGAGTTACCGGAGCTTGGTCAAAAAGCCGATCCGGAAGTTCTACGGGTGGCGCTTGAAGAGGCTGCTCTGATTGAATCACGGGGGCACTGGCTGCGTGCTGCTACGAAATACAGCGAGATTATGCGACTGGCAAAAAGCAGTCAGGAGATTCAGGACATTTCCCGATTGCGTAACCGCTGCATTCGCAATGCCCGCGCGCGGAGGGCAGAAGCATGCTGAAACCTGAGCAACGCGCCATCGTTGAATTTCTGGTACGGGAAAAATCCATTTCCACACGGCAGGTTCGCAGTCTGCTGGGCTGCGACATCAAAGAGGCCTACGACCGCCTGAAACGTCTGACGCTGGCGGGCATCGTGAAAAACGTTGGTAAACCTCACCACCCTGAATACCGGCTTACACATCGGTGGCGTTCGCGAGTGGCACCCGCTGCCTGTCCTCCAGCGCCGCAAACTGCAGCGCAGATTTGCCGCGAAAAATGGCAGGGTTATCAGGTTCACAAAATTTTCGGGAGCGCACAGAAATGACAATCGTTGCAAACAAACATGTAGCCCGTGTGGGGCACGAATTTGCAGCCGCAATGACGGCTGACACACCGATTATCGAGATCGCCAAAATGGTGTCTCACCTGGCTACTGCACTGGATAAACAAACCGAACTGACCGCGCAGTTGGCGATGGAAAACACCATTCTTCTTACTCCCGAAAACTGGTTAAAACATAGCGAGGAAGGTGCAGCGGCGTCCGCAATTGCAGAAGGTAACGGAGCTTCGGAGGACGAGGCGTTGTTGGCTGGAATGAAGTCAATCATAGCTTGCATGCAATCCCTCGCCACATCGGCAGCAATCGCAGCCCTGCGAGAAGAAGCATGAGCTGATGCATTCAGCTATGCAGCAGATTCGGTGCGCCACGAAATAATCTGCCTCAAAGAGCGTTCACCGACGTTGAAAGAAATGGCGTGCCTGGCAAATGAGTTCGACTCGATGGCCCGCCATCCCATACTATTACGACTGGAAACCACCACGCTTTGATCACGTCCAGCGTTATTAAAATGCGTGGCACGAATATCGGGCAGCCAACCGATACACCGTTGCAGACCGTAACGGCGGGTGGCCTGCACTTTGGTGAGGTGAGGACCATGCTGGCTGAAAACGAATATGACGAGCACCGGGCGGGGCAGGTGGCGGCATTCCTGCATGAGTACGGCATCAGCGAGTTTGTAACCATCAAAGACGTGGTATATCGCATCGTTGATATCGGTATGCGCATGCTCCAGCCGCGCGAGCTTTACCGGGCGCAGGGATTCCCGGAGTGGTACATCATCGACCGCGACTATCAAGGCGTGAAGTACGCAAAAGACAAGCAAGTTGCGAGGTGCGGCAACGCGGTACCGCCGCCGTTCGCGGAAGCACTGGTGAGGGCTAATCTGCCAGAGATGTGTTCAGCCAAAGAAATGGCCGCATAGTAAACCTTCATAAATTCAACCCGCTGCATGCGGGTTTTCTTTTTTATATTGTCAGCTACCGCATTAACAATTTGTACCTTCACTGTATTGATCATTCTAATTTATGAGTGTACTGTTTATTTATACAGTATGTACATAAACACAGTTATTGCTCATACAGGAGATCCGCCATGGCGAACGATAAGAAAAAAGTTATGAATGAGAAACCTGCCAACCAGGAAGAAAAAACAAAAGCCCTCCAGGCTGCGATGGGACAAATAGAGAAACAGTTTGGTAAGGGCTCAATTATGCGCCTTGGTGAAAACTCAAACCTGATAGTTGAAACGATGTCCAGCGGGTCGCTTAGTCTGGATATCGCGCTGGGTGGTGGGATCCCGGTAGGCAGGATTATTGAAGTGTACGGCCCCGAATCATCCGGTAAAACCACTGTCGCCCTTTCTGCTATTGCTGCGGCCCAAAAAACGGGTCGGCAGTGTGCTTTCATTGATGCGGAACATGCGCTTGATCCTCGCTATGCGCAAATGCTTGGGGTGGACATCGATAATCTGCTTATTTCGCAACCCGATACGGGTGAGCAGGCTCTGGAAATTACCGACGCTCTGGTGCGCTCTGGCGCCGTGGGCGTGATTGTCGTTGACTCTGTCGCTGCGCTGGTCCCAAAAGCTGAACTTGAGGGCGAAATTGGTGATCCACAAATGGGTATTCAAGCCCGCATGATGGGCCAGGCCATGCGTAAATTAGCTGGCGAAATCAGCAAAACGAAAACAGTGGTGATATTTATCAATCAGTTGAGAATGAAAATTGGCGTCATGTTTGGTAACCCGGAGACTACTACGGGAGGAAACGCGCTGAAATTCTATGCGACCGTTCGCCTGGATGTGCGGGCGACAAACATCAAGGAAGGCGAGCAGATTGTCGGTAAGGATACGACCGTTAAAATTGTAAAAAATAAAGTGGCGGCGCCGTTCAAAAAGGCCTCCTACCGTCTTCTGTTTGGTAAAGGAATATCCCGTACCGATGAAATTCTTGATCTGGGTGTCCAGTTAAAAATCATCCAAAAAATGGGCGCATGGTACGACTATAAAGGCGAAAAAATTGGGAATGGTCGCGGCAATGCGACTAAATGGCTTGAGGAAAACCCAGGTGTTTCCGGCGAGATAGAGTCACTAATCAGAGAAAATGCGCTGGTGGCGGGAGCTATCCCCTCAGATGTAACCCCTCCTGAAGAAGCAACAGAAGACGCAGAAAACGAATAACCCAATATGGTCGTGCGAAACAAGAAGAAGGAGGGGGCATGGATGACTTGCCTGATACCGGTTTTGCAGTGGTACGTTGTGCAGACAGGGCGATAATCGCTTATCTCGAGTCATTTCCTGACTGCCAGCGTGCCATGATGTATCGCAAAGGCGATATGGTTTCATTCATGCCGCTGATGGAAGATGAGGTTATTGGCACACCTTCAATGTTCACAATGATGCTGGAAAAGGCCGGTTATCGCGTTTGTCACGTATCTGATGCGGCATGTTAGCTGACCAGGTATCTCATAGTAGATAAGGTTGGCGGATTCATAAGTCAGAATATTGCGAAAAAGTAATCTCAACACTATTTCGTTGCTTTCAAGCATCCCCTGGTTAATATGCTCAAAACCATACTAATCAGGGGATGATAATGAAAAAAGTTCTGATGGCGTCCGCAATCATTTTTAGTGTCGTAGGATGTGCTGGGCAGGCGCCTTTAAAAAAACAAACGGCATCGGGGAAGCCCGAGGCTGTTTATAAAAATACGCAAAAATCACAAGTCAAAGATTGGATAACTGAGTTGTGTAGCTCTACTGGTTTTATGATCTCTGAGTCTACTGACAACACCATTACATGCGGGAAACAGCAGGAGGGCGGACAGGCAATCTTGTCACAAGCGCTTATTGGGAATGCTTATTCAACTACCCCGGTAAGTAAAACTCGATTCACCCTTGCTCAAATCAATAGCGATACGAAGGTATGGGCGGACATGTGGGTTGAAACGCAGATGGCATTCGGTCAAATGCAGCAAGTTCCCATCACTAATAACAATGTTAGAAATCAGGTACAAGATGCGTTGGACCAATTAGCGCTACGCTCCGCATCGCAAAAGTAACCACCAAGCCCTCCGGGACCTTAGTCTCGATAGATTTTCTCAGTCGGTCCGCAAAAAATGGCTGACTGGTGATGCATAAAGATAAATTAATGTCACGGCTGTTTTCGGCGGTTAACCAATAGCAACGATTATCTGTTAGTATCTTCCATGTCGGATTGAACCCCCGACACCTGCTGCGCCACGGAGAGACCCATGGCGCATACCACCTCAAAATCAGAACATCCACTGGCTGATACGCGTGAAGACGCAGTCGGCCTCTTGTTGTTGCAAAACCTCACTCCGCGACAGCAGGAAGTATATGACCTGCTGCTGTTCTATATCCGGCAGCACGGTTACCCGCCAACCATGAAAGAACTGGCCGGGCTTATTGGCGTCCGTTCTGTTAATGCAGTCGCTGAACACCTCAAGGCGCTTGAGCGAAAAGGGTTAATTAACCAGGTCCGGGGGGCTGCCCGCGGTATAACAATCGTCGGTAACAAGGAGCCTGTTCTTGCGGTGCAGTTGCTGAATGCGTTATTGAACCATGAACCCGGCGCCCGTGCACGCGCTGAGGAATTTGTCCGACTGTACGAGGGCGGGCAATGAAAAAAGGCTGGTTCACACATACTGACCTCACCGCCGAACAAGCCACGGAGCTGGTTGCCCGCTACACGGCAAAACACGTCGAAACCGAAAAAAGCCTTGCTCCTGACTATAAGAGCTGGATTGTCAGCGCGCGCCTGCCTGAGTCGGGCAAGCCACCGCGTCCAGATAAAACTTACCAGTGGAGGCACTGGGAGTGAGTATGCAAATTTATCCAATCGTGCCGATGGGCAAACCCCGTATGACTCGCGCCGACAAGTGGAAAAAGCGCCCTGAGGTTATGCGTTACCGGGCGTTCTGCGATGAGGTGCGACTGCGTGGTGTAGCCCTGCCTGAGTCTGGTGCGCATGTCACGTTTGTCCTGCCTATGCCAGCCAGTTGGAGCAAAAAGAAACGCCAGCAACATAACGGCCAGCCACACCAGGCTAAGCCTGACTGCGACAACATGCTGAAAGCCCTGATGGATGCGCTCTATGAGGATGATGCGCACATCTGGGATTGCCACATAACTAAAGTGTGGGGCGAGATCGGGCAAATCATAATCCGGGAGGCGGCATGCGCGTCCTGCTGAAACCGGATATCGCCCGGGATATGGGGGTTGTGCTTCTGCGTCCCGGTCGCGAGTTAATGCATATTTTCACTTCTGGTCGCGTGCTGGTGGAGCGTCAGCCAGAGAATATGGTTGACCTTCCTTCGGGTGCCGTACCGCCTGTCCGGCAGATGCTTATTGATGATCCGGCATTGTGCCCGTTCTTCACTCACCAGAAGGTTATTAATGCGGCTGGAGGTATTAATGGGCTCGAGTCCTGGTTACGGCGCCGCGGTAAAAAGTGCCAGTGGCCGCACTCAACTTATCACCACAAAGAGCTGGTTACTCATCGCCATGCCGGTGGCGCTGCACTGCTTTGCTGGCACTGCGATAACCAGTTGCGTGAAGCACCCAGTCAGGAACTGGATCAAATCGTTGCCAAAAATGCCGCCATCTGGATTTTGCGCGCCATTCGCCGTGAGCTGCGATTTGCCGACGACCACGAAGTAACTCTGCCAGAGCTGTGCTGGTGGGCCATTCTCCGGGGAGTTACTGAGGCCATACCGGAGGAAGTTTCCCGCCGGGTGCTTGGTTTGCCTGTTGAAACAATGTCGTCTGTTATGCGCGAATCCGATATTGTCCCGTCTCTGCCAGCCACCAGCATACTGGCGGAGAAAGTCAAAAAAGCGGCATTTCCTCAGCTACCAGCCATAAAACCCGTGGTTTCAGTCGCGGTTGATCCCGTGGCGCCGCAGACACTTTATGCGCGACCAAAACGCATCCGCTGGGAAAATCCAAAGTTCCTCGCCTGGGTGAAGACCCAACCGTGCATGTGCTGCGGCAACCCCGCCGATGATGCCCATCATATGATTGGCTGGGGGCAGGGTGGCATGGCGACCAAAGCTCACGACGCGTTCACCATTCCTCTCTGTAGAAAACACCATACCGAACTTCACAACAGCCCGGCGGCGTTCGAGCGCCAGTACGGCACACAACCTGAACTCATTATCAAATTGCTGGACCGCGCCTTTGCGCTCGGCGTTCTGGCGTAAAGGAGCAAACATGACACCACGTCAACGTCGTCAGCATTTAGCCGGTATGGGTATTGTCGCAACTGCACCGCGCAAAACTTACCTTGGGAAATTCACTCCTTTGACATCTGTTCAGTCAGCCTGGGTAAAGTCTTTACTTACGGTCTGGGGCGAATGCGTAAGGGGAAATACTGGCCCTAAAAAACCTCGCGGGCACTCCTGCTGGAATGGGATGAGAGGGAGGAACTGGTCAGATAAAGCTCTGGAGCGTTTTACTGCTGCGTTGAACCAGGCGCGCAGCGAAGGTTTCAGGGGACAACTTGCAATGAATCGTGCGCATGAAATTCTCTGGCCCCGGCCGTCAGTAAGTGTAATTGATGAGGCAATTCGTAAGGATGACACTGATTTTGTAGAGCAGAGCGTTTTGCGGGCGATGGATTTAAATGATCCGGTCTATCTGGTGGGTCTCCAGTACTACACCACGCGAAAAAAAATCTCAGACATTACCCGGGAATTGCAGGTTATTGCACCGTGGCTTACAGCTGATGAGGCCAGAAAACGCGTCCGCTGGTGCCTTGAAATATTCAGGGCAAAGGTATTCCTGTCGGCCCGAAAACTTCTGGTAGAGAACGCATGAAAGTTATTTTTTGTTATTTGCATTGAAAACGGGCCAGAAAAATGTTTTATTTAGGCATGCTTGGCAGAGCTGCGCCACGATGGCAGCGACGAGAAGCGACAATCTGACATAATCGAAAAGCCCGCACTGCGGGTTTTTTGTTTTCCGGCGATACGACAGGGGTATTCGCGGGGTGCATTGCACCAGTACCCCTGTCATATCGTCGAAAAGCAAAACATATCAAGCCTCGCAATTTGCGGGGCTTTTCGTATTCAGGCCTCACTGGCGGCGGCTCATTACCCAACCGTCAGGCGCTTGCGCAGAGGCCGCCCTCTTTGGTCGCTGGCCCATTCCCTCTACTGGTCTGGTTGTGATTGCTCCGGCGGCCGAAGCCATCCCGCGTCTGTGCCGACGCAAACATCAAACCGCAGAGCCTTTACAGAGGTGAGCCACAGGGAGTCTGACTCTCTGCGTACTCTCCCTGGGCACTGGCTCACCCCTTAAAGGAAAGTCCCATGAAGAAATCATTCACCGCTATTGCGGCGGTTCTCCTGTTTTCCAGTTTTGGAGCAACAGCCGCTGACATCACGATCACCACCGGGCAGCAGGGCTTAACGTACAACGCTGTGTATGGTGTGAACCTCGCCAGTGCGCTAAGCGAATATGGCTATAAATCGACAGTAGTCCCGAGCAAAGGCTCACTGGACAACCTTGATAAAGTCGCCAGCGGCGAAGCGCAGATCGGTTTCACCCAGGCTGATGCATTTCAGTTCTGGCGCAGCCGACACGGTAACGAAGCTCAGAAGGTCGACATCATCGGCGAGCTGGGCGATGAATGCGTGTTTGTGGCCGTGAAAGACGGCGGGAAGGTCGGCAGCGAAAGCGATCTGAAAGAAGGCATTAAAATCGCCGTGGGTGAACCTGCCAGCGGTTCTTATGCATCCTGGCAATATCTCCAGACGCTCGAAAAGAATTACGCAAAAGTTGAGACCTACGCAAAGGGTGGCGTTCGCTCACTGGCTAAAGTTGCCACCGGAGAATATGACGCATTCCTGTGGGTATCCGCACCCGACCGCACGAATAAGTTTCTGGAGTCAGTAAACCAGAAGGGCAGCGGCCTGACGATGATCAGCATGAATGGCTGGAACGTCGACGATAAGTTGCCAAACGGCAAAGCGGTTTATGAGCTGAAAAAGGCGGTCACTGAATCTGGCTGGCTCAGCGATTCAAAAGTGAAAGTGCCGTGTACTAAAACGCTGGTGGTCGCAAACACAGATGCCGGAGATGACATGCTGGAAACCGCATCAACTGTACTGCTCAAAAACCTGTCCCGCGTGCTGGGCAACAAATGATTAAGCGCATTGGCGGGTGGACTCTTTTTATCGTGTCTCTGTTTATTGCCTGGCGGCTGGCTGGCGTACTGATGGATTTTGCTCTGCTGGGCATTTCCATCGTCATGCTGGTGGTCTGCTGGTACCGACCTTATAAAGCTAAAAAATAATACTGCACAAAAATCCCCTGTTGTATGGGGGGGGGGAGTGTGGAATGTTATGAAAAAAAACAGGAAGTGACGACACCGTACACTCCATGTGAAATACAGCAACACGTCTGGTTATATGTCTGTTAACGCCTGATAAGTGTGGATCAGATCACGAAAATGTACAAAGCTAAATTTTGGCGAAATGCTTTTATACCCGTGGTAATGTATTTCTGTAATAAATCCAGATTTGCGGGGGTGTGTAAGACAGGTTGCTGTTTCTGTAACTTACACCAACGGTACGCAACAGTCCTGCACCTTCGGAATACTTGGAATTATGCATAACAAATATAGAGATAACCCTGATTTATGACCTGTCCCGTGGCAGGTCTTTTTTTATGGCTAAGGCTGTTGCTTTGTTTGGATGATGAGTTTAACTCATTGACGAATTGGTATTGGCAATTTTACATTGTTGAGGTGGTGAATCCCCCTGTGCGGAGGGGCGTAAACAGTACCGGTTTTCCACTACGGTCTCATTAGCTAACGCGAGTCACGGTGGCTGACCAAAGACTCACCGGGAGGCACCCGGCACCACAGTATTCTCTGTTTTGTTATTTTTCTCTTTAGGCCTGCTCCCTGCGAGTGGGCCTTTTTTATTTCTCCCTCTTCCACACAGTACTTCCCAAAAGCGGAGGTGGAGTATGTATCGAATGGACAAAATCACAACTGGTGTGAGCTACGGTTTTGCCGGAGCAAACGGAGGGTTCTGGGTGCTCCAGCTACTGGATAAAGTCTCGCCCTCACAGTGGGCAGCGTTAGGTGTTCTCGCAAGTATTCTTTTTGGTCTGCTGACATATCTGACCAATCTGTATTTCAAAATTAAAGAGGATCGGCGCAAAGCCGCTAGGGGTGAGTGATGGCAAACAGGGCAAAGCTTAGCGCGGCAATGTTGTCTCTTATCGCTGCAGGTGCATCAGCGCCGGTACTGTTTGATCAGTTCATCAGCGAGAAAGAAGGCAACGCGCTGGTGGCCGTTGTCGATCCCGGTGGCATCTGGTCACTGTGTCATGGTGTAACGGTTATCAATGGCAAGCCTGTCATTAAAGGCCAGCGTGCAACAGAGGAACAGTGCAAAAAGGCTAACGCTGTCGAGCGTGATAAGGCACTTGCATGGGTGGACCGAAATATAAAAGTGCCGCTAACTGAACCGCAGAAAGTAGGTATTGCGTCATTCTGCCCTTACAACATCGGTCCCTCTAAGTGTTTCCCTTCGACGTTCTACCAAAGAATCAATGCTGGCGACCGCAAAGGTGCATGTGAGGCAATTCGCTGGTGGATTAAAGATGGTGGTCGCGACTGTCGGTTAACCAAAGGCCAGGCGAACGGCTGTTACGGGCAGGTAGAGCGACGGGATCAGGAAAGCGCCCTGACGTGCTGGGGGGAATACCAGTGAAAGCAAGGTACCTCATTGTGATTGGCGCTTTTATTCTGAGCATCATCGGTGGCCTGTCCTGGTCGGCATTTCACTACAGCGACAAAGCCGCAACTGCTGAGAGTGAAAACCGCGTACTCAAGTCAGACAATGCTCTGCAGGGTCAGGTAATAGCCACTCAGGCATTCAACATAAACCGCTTCAATAAAACCGCTGAGACCGCCGCGCGGGCAAACGCAATTGTAGCCGGGAACAGCGAAACAACGGTAATCAAATACCGGGAGATATTACGCCGTGATAAAACCTGCGATCTGCCTGTTCCTGATGATATTGCTGGTGGGCTGCTCGAATACACGAACCGTTTACGTGCCGGGGCAATGCACACCGATTCCACCGGGCCTGACTCAGCCGATGGTGGTTCCACTCCCGCCAGCGGGCTGACGTACTGCCAGGCTGTTTTATGGATTGAGCCGCTGCTGGCAACCATAGAGCAGGGCAATAACAATTTCGCGGGCATCCGCGATATCGAACAACAGCGCCAGAAACCAACAGAGGAAAAACCATGACCGTTCGTGCCAAGTTCCGTTGTCACTTCATTCAAAAGGCTGACGACAATTCTTATTGCACTGTCCACATGAGTCCCGTTACCGACGACACGCCAGAAAATAAAACCTGGTCGAAGTACACGCCGGGTGGCCTGCTACAGATGCACATCTCTAACCCCGCTGCGTTCAGCCAGTTTGAGCAGGGCAAAGAGTATTACATCGACATCAGCTCAGCCAATTAACTGGTCTGAAAGCATATGTGCGCGAGCAGTGTTTGAGGTGAATTAATACGGGGTAAGAATGATGAGTAAAGTCAATTTGGCGCCTATAGAAATCACAATAGACGCCAATGAGGCAATGAAGCAGGTTGGAGAACTGATAAAGTTACTTAAACTTCCAGCCCGTTCCTTTCAGGGTATCCCTGAGCACGTCGTCAATTTGTTTTCTAACCGTGTCCGTGGCCTGATCAACAACATCGTCCCTGGTAATCTCTCTACCGCATTCAGCACAAAAGACATCAACGAAATTTGTATCAAAGTCAAAATCGTCGGGCCTCTCGAACATCTCACTACCGCAATCAGGACAAACGGCCTTCATAGTTTGCATGAATATATCCTTTCTACTGTTGGGGAGTTTAAAGATTAAACAAATTCATGCTGTTGGGGAATGGCATGGATCACGTGTCGATCACAAACAACTGACTGGGTTGCAAGCGTATGTGCGTGAGCAGTGCTTAGATTAAAGAGACTTGTCGAGACTGCCATGTTGATGATTAGGTTAACTCTGGCAACGCTATCGAAGTCTCGGCGTTCGCAAAATTTTGTGAGTGTCATCACAATTTGATGCCCGTAGAGCCCATTGTGTGTAAGTAGGCTTTGGTAAAATTCTTTGTACCTAATGGTAGGTATTAAAGGATGGCATCATGAAACACAAAATTGAAAGTATGCGCATGTCCCCAACGGAAGTCGGAGAATCCGTTAATGGCGAGTTCAAGGCTCCTGATGGTGCCTTTCTTACCAGCATCAATACGGAAACCGGAAGTTTTACTTACAGCTACTTCGAAGTAGAAATTGATGAGAGCTGGTACCCGATCAGCGTTATGAGCGGGCTGTAAGGGATATTATTTTGAAAGCCTCGCAACTGCGGGGCTTTTTTTATGCGCCTCGCACGCGCAGCCTAACCTAACGATATCTTTCAGTAGTGAGCCTGGGGCATTCCGCTTTATCGGGGGGTCTTCCCGTGCGACAGGCTCACGCCTAAAAGGAAACAACCATGAGCAAAGAACTATCCGGTGCTGCTGGCGATGTTCTGCATGCGCTTTTCTTCCGTGGTGCGCTTGTGGATGGTGACTTGCCATCAAAGGCTGGTACTGCTGAACTGCGTGAACTCGGTTACGTGATGACGCAGGACACGGTAACGCCGTTCGGTGGTGAGCATCATTTCAACTTCCTCACTCCTTCCGGGCAAGCGTTCGCTATCAGCTATCTGGCAGACAGCCGCTTTGGTAAACAGTCGCCGATGAAGATTAAAGATGGGCAGGTGTTCATCAATGATGCCTTTATTTCCTGCACCATCGCTGCCACGACAGTGAAGCCCTGGGAACAGACTGTTGAAGACCGTTTAAATGAGCTGTCAGCGAACCTTCAATCCTTGAGTGGCCGCGATGCAATTCAGGCTATCGTTGGGCGATACCTTACTGGCGAAATGACAGAATATTCAGAAGAGATGATTGATGAATTGATGGCGCTGCACGCAGTCAGCATCCAATCTCCGGGTAATGAACTGGATGAATGGCGCCAAGAGGTGCAATGCCGATTCGATCAACAATCAGCCAGTCTTGCTAGCCTGTCGGCATCCATTAGCGAGGTGGTCAAAGCCACAATCGAGAAAGAACTACAGCCCGGTGGTTTGCTGTACGCCTTCCGCACCAGAACCTGAACACCTCCGTCTGGACGTCACAACACCTATTTATTCAAATGATAATCCTTATCATTTGAGTGGGTCCTCCCGGAGGGGGGCTTTGCCACGGGGCGACGGACTCGCGGGATTCGGCTAGTTTTCTATATCTATGGTCATCATCATCATCTGCTCAACCTATTGATTTTTCACATGCCGACTTTTCAATGATGTCGATTTGTACAAAAAGTGTTCACCATCATGGACCAGGAAATTGCTTCGTTAAAACTCAACATTAACCAGTTGGCCGGGATCACTGGCGTACATCGCCAGACGGTTGCCGCCAGGCTAAAAAATGTTGCTCCGGCAGCAGGTAGTAACAGCAAGCTCAAGCTTTATCTGGTCAACGATATTCTGAGCGAACTGATGATCCCGACCGTCGCTACGGCAAACGTGGAAGAGATGGAACCAGCAGACAGGCTTGCGCACTGGAAGGCTGAAAACGAGAGGCTGAAATTCGAGGTCGACACAAAGCAGCTTATTCCAGCCGAAGACGTTGCCAGGGAATTTTCACTGATGGCGAAAGCTGTCGTCATGGTGCTTGAAACACTCCCGGACATACTTGAACGTGATTGCGCCCTTACGCCGGTTGCGGTCTCACGTGTACAAAGCGTGATTGATGACCTGCGCGATCAGGTCGCACAGAAGGTCATGGACGCCGAACCAGAGGAGGATGAGCCAGAGGAGGACTGATGGCAAAACGGGCATCAGCAAGGGGGATCCGACGTGATGTCTCCGGCATTTTACGTGCCCCGCGTCGTATGCAGGTGGCCGATGCGGTCAGCTCATATATGCGTGTGCCGATGGGGGCGGGGAACTCCGTACCGTGGGATCCGAATCTGGCCCCGTACATTATTGAGCCTATGAATTGCCTGGCATCCCGTGAATATGATGCCGTGGTGTTTGTTGGGCCTGCCCGAACCGGGAAGACCATCGGCCTGATTGATGGATGGATTGTCTACAACATTGTTTGTGATCCTGCTGACATGCTGGTCATACAGGTGTCCGAAGAGAAAGCACGTGAGCACTCCAAGAAGCGCCTCGACCGCACTTTCCGCTGTAGCCCGGAAGTGAAATTACGGCTCAGTCCGCGTCGTAATGACAACAACGTCCACGACCGCACATTTCGGGCCGGTAACTATCTCAAGCTCGGCTGGCCGTCGGTCAACATCATGTCGTCGTCTGACTATAAAAGTGTGGCGCTGACGGACTATGACCGATTCCCCGAAGATATTGACGGGGAGGGCGATGCCTTTTCCCTGGGTTCGAAACGTACCACCACTTTTATGTCCAGTGGGATGACGCTGGTGGAAAGCTCCCCCGGGCGTGACATTCGCGACACAAAATGGCGACCCACCACCGCGCATGAAGCACCACCGACGACCGGGATTCTGTCGCTGTTTAACCGTGGTGATCGTCGCCGTCTCTACTGGCCATGTCCGCATTGCGGGGAATATTTTCAGCCGGAAGTCGCCAACATGACAGGCTACCGTGATTCACCGGATCCTGTACTGGCCAGTGAATCCGCCTATCTCCAGTGTCCTGCATGTAAAGGCAAAATTACGCCGGAGATGAAACGCGAACTGAATATTCGTTCTGTCTGGCTGCGCGACGGAGAAAAAATAGACCGTGATGGCAACAGATATGGCGAGCCGCGCCGCTCGCGTATCGCGTCGTTCTGGATGGAGGGGCCCGCCGCCGCTTATCAGACGTGGGCGCAGATGATCTACAAATTCCTGACCGCCGAGCAGGAATATGAGGCGACGCAGAGCGAGGAAACGCTAAAAACAGTCGTAAACACCGACTTTGGTCGGCCTTATCTCCCCCGCGCCAACCTCGAACAGCGCAAGGGCGAGCTGCTTGAGCAACGCGCCGAAGTGGTGCCAAAACGCACCGTACCTGATGGCGTCGAATTCCTGGTAGCGACTGTTGATGTGCAGGGCGGCAGGTCTCGCCGGTTCGTTGTGCAGGTTACCGGCTATGGCGTACAGGGTGAGCGGTGGGTGGTTGATCGCTACAACATTCGTCAGTCACTACGGGCCAGTGAGCACGGCGAATGCTACCCCATTGACCCGGCCAGCTACCCGGAGGACTGGGATTTGTTGCTGTCCGACGTGTTCGAAAAGTCATGGGTGTTAGCGAGTGAACCATCAAAGCGCATGCGCCTGATGGCAATGGCGGTCGATTCCGGCGGCGAGGATGGTGTTACCGACAACGCCTATAAGTTCTGGCGTAAATGCCGCCGTGAAGGGCTGGGCAAAAAGATTTATCTCTTTAAGGGCGACAGTGTCCGCCGCTCAAAACTCATCACCCGCACATTCCCTGATAACACTGACAGGTCAACCCGGCGAGCAAAAGCCGTGGGCGATGTGCCGCTTTTTCTTCTCCAGACCGATGCACTGAAAGACCAGGTGAATAACGCCTTATGGCGCGAGTCGCCTGGGCCTAACTACGTGCATTTCCCTAAATGGCTCGGTAGCTGGTTTTACGACGAGCTGACGTATGAGGAGCGTTCACCTGATGGAAAATGGAGCAAACCGGGTCGCGGTCCGAATGAAGCCTTTGATCTGCTCGTCTATGCCGATGCGCTGGCCATCCTTCACGGCTACGAAAAGATTAAATGGCCGAATGCGCCAGACTGGTCACGGCGGCAAACGTGGCTGGAGAACGCGCCGCCGGAAACTGGCGAAGCGCCATCCCCGCCGGCTGCTCCGCCTGTTAGCCGAAACCAGAAAGCACGGGAAAGCACCGTGACAGAAACCAACGACCAGGATTCCAACCCCTGGGTCACAGCATCAGGAGGCTGGTTGTGAAACGTACTGATATCGAGGCGATGATACAGCGATATGTAGAAGCTGAAATGGCTGTACTTGACGGTAAATCCATCACGTTCAATGGTCAGCAGATGTCCTATGAGAATCTGTCTGAGATTCGAAAAGGGCGGCAGGAGTGGGAGCGGCGCCTGGCCGCCAGTGACAGACAAAGTCAGGGGCGACCCGGCTATAAACTGGCGAGGTTTGGCTGATGTCTCTACTGGATAGTGTAATCGGTCTGATTTCGCCTGGCTGGAAAGCTGCCCGACTTCGTTCAAAGGCGGTAATTCAGGCATTTGAAGCTGTAAAGCCGACCCGGACACACAAGGCCCGCCGCGAAAATCGTTCCGGTAACCAGTTAAGCCAGAACGGGGCGGTTTCGCTCCGGGAACAGGCCCGCTGGCTGGACAACAATAACGATCTGGTCATCGGCATCCTGGACAAACTCGAAGAGCGGGTTATCGGGTCTGAGGGCATTATTGTCGATCCCCATCCGGTGCTAAAAAACGGGAATATTGCGAAAAAATTCGCCAGCCAGATACGTGCTGCATGGGCTGAATGGTCTGTTTCACCTGATGTCACCGGGGAATTTACCCGCCCGATGCTGGAGCGCCTGTTATTACGTAGCTGGTTGCGTGACGGGGAGGTATTTACCCAGTTGGTCAGCGGTAATGCCAGTGGGCTTTCACCTGTTGCCGGGATCAGTTTCTGGCTGGAAGCCCTGGAGGCTGATTACGTTCCGATGCAGAGCGATGAATCACAGGGGCTGATTCAGGGCATTTATAAAGACAACTGGGGCAGGCCAAAAAAATACCAGGTGTATAAAACCAGTCCCGTGTCAGGGCGGCAGCTTGAGACTAAGGACATTGCAGCGGAAAACATGCTTCACCTGAAATTTACCCGGCGGCTGCATCAGGCGCGGGGCACGTCGCTTTTTTCTGGTGTGCTGATGCGCCTGAGTGCCCTGAAAGAATATGAAGATTCAGAACTGGTGGCCGCGCGTATTGCTGCGGCGCTGGGGATGTATATCAAAAAAGGTGATGGTCAGAGCTATGAAGATGACCAGACCGGCCCCGGACAGGATCGCGACCTGTTGATTCAGCCCGGGATGCTTTACGACGACCTGCGCCCCGGTGAGGAAATCGGGATGATCAAATCGGACCGCCCGAACACCAATCTTGAATCATTCCGCAACGGCCAGCTACGCGCTGTTTCTGCCGGAACGCGCATCAGCTATTCCAGTGCATCCCGCAACTACGACGGCACGTACAGCGCCCAGCGCCAGGAGCTGGTGGAGTCCACCGACGGGTATTTTGTCCTTCAGGACTGGTTCATCGGTTCGGTTACCCGCCACATTTACCGCGCCTGGCTGAATCTGGCGATCCTCTCAGGGAAAATCACTGTGCCGCGTGGTCTGGATATGGACACGTTGTATTCGGCTGTTTATTCGGGGCCGGTTATGCCCTGGATTGACCCGGCAAAAGAGGCGAACGCCTGGAAAATACTTATCCGTGGTGGTGCGGCAACCGAATCTGACTGGGTTCGTGCGCGAGGCAGCAACCCTGACGATGTGAAACGCCGCCGAAAAGCGGAGACCGACGAAAACCGCGAACTGGGCCTGGTGTACGACACCGACCCCGCCAATGACAAAGGAGGCACCAGTGCCGAAACACCAACGAAACCGGGTGATCCGCAACCCGAAAGCCAGCGCAAAAAGTAACTCCTGGTTCCGCATGAAGGCCAGCGCGGCGAGTGAAGCGGAAATTTATATTTATGACGAAATTGGTTTTTGGGGGGTGACAGCACGTCAGTTTGTCAGTGATCTACAGGCGTTGGGCGATGTCAGCCACATTAATCTGCATATCAACTCACCCGGTGGCGACGTCTTTGAAGGCATCGCCATTTTTAATGCCCTCAAATTCCACGGCGCAGCCATCACAGTGCACATCGATGGGATCGCCGCCTCGATGGCATCCGTTATCGCTATGGTCGGCAACCCAATCATCATGCCGGAAAACACCATGATGATGATCCACAAACCCTGGGGATTTGCAGGCGGCGACGCCAACGATATGCGGGATTATGCCGACCTCCTGGACAAAATGGAGTCTGTTTTGATCCCTGCCTATGCCGACAAAACAGGGAAATCGGCAGAGGAAATCGCGGCCATGCTGGAGGACGAAACCTGGATGAGCGGCAGTGAGTGTGTTGCCCAGGGATTTGCGGATCAGACAATCCCATCATTGCAGGCAATGGCCTGTATTCAGTCAAAACGTATTGAGGAATTCGAAAAGATGCCTAAAGCCATCCGTAATATGCTGTCGCCGCCGCGTAATACCACGCCGCGCGAACCGGCTAACCCGCAGCAACCAACCCCCGTACCTGTTGTGGACGAAAATGCCATCCGTGCCCAGGTGGTCGCTGAACAAAAAGAGCGTGTAAACGGGATTAAAGACCTGTTCGCGATGTTCGGCGGCAAGCACCTGGAATTGCAGACCTCTTGTGTCAGCGATGTGGAGTGCTCAGTGGCGATGGCGAAAGATAAGCTGCTGGCCGAACTGGGCAAAGACAGCACCCCGTCGAATAAAAACAACCAGCCCCACATTTATGCGGGTAACGGCAATATCGTCGGCGATGGCATCCGTAAATCCCTGATGGCCCGCGCAGGTTATGAAGCCCAGGAAAAGGATAATTTTTATAACGGTATGACGCTGCGCGAACTGGCCCGCATGGCGCTGACTGAGCGCGGCATTGGTGTTTCAGGTCTTAACCCGGTACAGATGGTCGGGCTCGCGCTGACGCACAGCACGTCAGATTTCGGCAACATTCTGCTGGATGTGTCCAACAAAGCCCTGTTGCAGGGCTGGGAAGAGGCAACGGAAAGTTTCGAATTGTGGACTAAAAAGGGGAGCCTGAGTGATTTTAAAACTGCGCATCGCGTGGGCATGGGGGGATTCCCGTCATTGCGCCAGGTGCGTGAGGGGGCAGAGTATAAATATGTGACCACCGGGGATAAGGGCCAGACCATCGCCCTGGCAACTTACGGTGAGATCTTCTCCGTCACCCGTCAGGCCATTATTAATGATGACCTGAATCAACTGACCGATGTCCCCATGAAAATGGGGCGTGCGGCAAAAGGCACAATCGGTGACCTGGTTTATGCTGTGCTGACAGGCAATGCAAAACTGTCAGACGGCAAGGCACTTTTCCATGCCGATCATGCCAACCTCAGTACCGGGGCCATTTCGGTTGCCAGCCTGGACGACAGCCGGAAACTGATGCGCCTGCAAAAAGAGGGCGCCCGCTCCCTGAATATCCGCCCGGCATTTATGCTGGTGCCGGTGGCACTGGAAACGCTGGCAAACCAGACCATCAAATCTGCCAGCGTGAAGGGGGCCGACGTCAATTCCGGGATAATGAACCCTATCCAGAATTTCGCTGATGTCATCGCCGAGGCCCGCCTTGATGATGCAGACCCGAAAGCCTGGTATCTCGCCGCGGCGAGGGGGAGCGATACTATCGAGGTAGCCTATCTCAATGGCGTGGATACCCCGTACATCGACCAGCAGGATGGCTTCACCACTGACGGCATTGCCACGAAAGTGCGCATTGATGCTGGTGTGGCCCCACTGGACTATCGCGGCCTGACGAAATCATCCGGCCAGTAATCACAGCGCCGACACTTCCGCCCGTAAGGGCTTTTTTTATGCCTGCAATACGGCTCCAGCCGGAGCCGTGGAGACCCTTTTATGAAAAATTATGTTCAGGACGGCAAAACCCTGGCGCTCACCAATTCCGGCAACACCGTCATCACCAGCGGTACACCTGTTGTTGTGGGTGATTTGCTGGTGGTTGCTGTCACGGATATTCAGCCAGGCAGCACCGGTGATGGCCTGGCGGCAGGTGTGGTTTCGCTGCCAAAACTGTCAGCAGATGACATCGCTCAGGGTAAGAGCGTGTATTTCAAAGACGGGAAAATCCAGCTTTCAAATACCAGCGCGACCCCTGCCGGGAAAACATGGGAAGCCGCCGGGGCCAGCAGCACGTCTGTGCTGGTTCTGCTCAATGCCTAACCCCTTCGAACAAATGGCGGCCCGTATGGATGCCGCCACCATCCGGCGCATGGGAGACCCGGTCACTATCAATGGCAACGACTTTATCGCGGTAGAAAGTCATTTTGTGCCTGAAATGGGGCCGGTGGTCGGTGATGGCATTTCGCTGGTGGTGTTCAGTGAAAACTACCAGCCGCGCCGTAATGATGAACTGGTCTGGAAAGGGGTGGGCTACAAAGTCACCCGCTGCCAGATGTTCAACGGTAAACCGCAAATCTGGATTGAATAGGAGGCGGGGATGCAGATCAAAGGGCTGGAACAGGCTGTTGCCAATCTCAGCAGTATCAGCCGCACCGCTGTTCCGCGCGCATCAGCCCAGGCTGTTAACCGGGTTGCATCACGCGCGATCAGCCGGAGCGTCAGGACTGTCTCAACACAAACAAAAGTACCCCGCAAACTGGTTAATCAGCGTGCAAAGCTGAAAAGGGCAACCAGCAGCAAGCCTGCGGCCACTATCCGTATTAACCGGGGTAATTTACCCGCCATAAAGCTGGGCGTAGCCAGCGTCAGGTTGTCCCGGCGTAAACGGGACAGCATGGGGAGCGGGAGTGTGCTGCGTATTGGTCGATTTTCTTTCCCCGGTGGTTTCATCCAGCAACTGAAAAACGGGCGCTGGCATGTTCTCCGGCGCACCACGAAAAGCCGTTACCCGGTGGAGGTGGTCAGCATTCCTCTGGCCGAACCTCTGACGCAGGCATTTAAGGACGAGAGCAGCAAACTGGCTCAGACCGACATGCCCAAAGAGCTCTTGGCGGCATTAAAAAACCAACTGCGACTGGTGCTGACAAAATGAAAAATCCCCAGATTCGTGCTGCTGTCCTGGCGGCACTGAAACGAAATATCCCTGATTCCGACGGCGTCACCTGGTTTGACGGGCGTCCGGCAATCCTGGATGCACAGGACCTGCCTGCTGTGGCTGTTTATCTGACTGATGCCCAGTACACCGGCGCTGTACTCGATGAGGACGAGTGGTCAGCAACCCTGCACATAGAGCTATTCCTGAGGGCTGACTCTCCTGATACCGCGCTGGACCAGTGGGTAGAGTCCCGTATTTACCCGGCATTAACTGACATTCCCGAACTGGCAGACCTCATCGAAACGCTGTCCCCTCAGGGTTACGACTATCAGCGCGATGATGAAATGGCGACATGGGGATCGGCAGATATGCAGTATTCAATTACCTACATTATGTGAGGATCATTATGACTACACCCAATCCGCTGGCCCCCGTCAAGGGCGCTGGTACGACGTTGTGGATTTACACGGGATCAGGTACGCCCAACCCGCTGGTTGACACTGACTGGGCGCGTCTTGCTCAGGTTAAGGAGCTGACGCCGGGGGAACTGACGGCAGATTCCTTTGACGAAACGTATATTGATGATCCCAATGCCGACTGGACTGCTACCGCGCAGGGGCAGAAATCAGCCGGTGACACCTCGTTTACCCTCGCGTGGAAACCTGGTGAACAGGGGCAAATTTCACTGGTGCAGTGGTTTGAAGACGGCTTAAACCTCACCTACCGCATTAAATATCCTAACGGCACAGTGGATGTTTTTTACGGCTGGGTAAGCAGCCTGGGCAAAGCGGTGACCAACAAGGAGTACATTACCCGCTCAGTCAAGATCACTAACAGAGGTAAACCCGTGCTGGCAGAAAACGCCAGCACCCCTGTAATCGCTGCTACCGGGGCATTGTTCGATAAATCGACGGCGGCTGTGGCAGTGGGGGCAACAACGACGCTTAACCTGTCGGTTCTGCCATCGAGCGCGACGGATAAATCATTCCGTTTAGCCTCATCTGATCCTGCGAAAGCGACTGTCAGTGCAGCCGGTTCGGTGATTACCGTAACCGGTGTGGCAGCGGGAACGGCAGAAATTATTGCCATCACCAGTGACGGGGCGTTTGCCGCCATCAGCAAAATTACTGTCTCCTGATCACCGTCCGTTTACACCCTGCTGAGGATAACATCATGTTTTTGAAAACTGCTGAATTCACCTATAACGGCCATTCTCTGGTACTGAATGAGCTGTCGGCGCTACAGCGCCTCAGCTTTCTCGAATTTATTGCAACCGCTGAGGCTGACGCCCAAAAGGATGAGGGCGATTCTGAAACCCGCCGTAGCGCAAAGATGATCGGTCTGGCTATTCGTGCTGGTGCATTGCTGGTGGCGCAGTCACTGTGGCACAACGATCCTGCCGGGAAAACAGAAACTGAACTGCAAACGGAGGTTCTCAGCACCTGGCCCGCTGAGGCGATTGCTAAAGCGGAGCATCAGGTAAAAAAACTGTCGGGCATGCTGCCATCTGAAACCCCCACCGCAGCGGATGACCCGTCCTCTGACAATGAGTCATCCCGGGAAGAGGACGCCACAGCAGCAAAGCCCTGACCCGCGAAAAGCGATTTGCCATGTCTATGGCGCGGGAATTTAACCGTACTGACTGGCGACAAATGTTAGCGGGCATGAGTTGCTCGGAGTATGAGGAATGGCGCGGGTACTGGCATGAACATTTTTTCACTGACGCGCTGCTGGATGCCCATTTCGCGGCATTAAATCTGAATGTTGTCTCTCTGGTATGTGGAGACAGTGAGGGAGAACTGACGCCCGCACATTTCAGCCTCCTGTCCCCCCCGCCATTGCCAGAACAATTACCAGAACATGAGCCAGATGATGAGCAAATGATGGCTCTCGCCGAAGGCATTTCAGGAGGAGTGCGCTATGTCCCAGCCAGTGGGTGATTTAACTGTCCTTATTGACCTCGACAGTACCAAATTCAGCGAGCAGGTTGAATATACCCGTCGGCAAATCAGGGATATGGGTAAGGACACGGCTGCGGCGTCGCAGGATTCCCAGCAATCCTTTTCCCGGCAGGAGGCCGCCGCGCAACGCGCGGGTATTTCAGTTGGCCAGTATAACGCCGCCCTGCGAACACTCCCGGCGCAGTTTACGGATATTGCCACACAGTTGGCTGGCGGTCAGTCTCCGTTCCTCATCCTCCTGCAACAGGGTGGACAGGTCAAAGACAGCTTCGGCGGTCTGGCTCCGATGTTTCAGGTGTTTCGTGACTCACTGTTTGGTTTCAGCGCCAAAACAACGGAAGCCTCCGGGGAAACATCTGAAAGCCTCGGGGATGTTTCTGAGCAACTTAACAACACCACCGAGGCAGCCGAAAAACTGGGACGTGTTCGTGGTTTTTTAACGCCGGTTACCCTGGGGGTTGGTGCACTGGCCGTCGCCGTCGGGCTGCTGACGTATGCATGGTATAAGGGCTCAAACGAGCTGGATGAATATACCGAACAACTGATCCTGACCGGGAATTACGCCGGGAAAACAGCCAGCCAGCTCGATGGTATGGCCCGTAAGCTGGGCGACAGTACCGGGGAGGTCGGGAAGTATGCCGCCGCACTGGCGACAGCGGTAGGGACGGGCAATTTAAAGGGGAACATGCTGGAGGCGGTCGCCTCTTCTGCTGTTGCTATGGAGGAAGCCACCGGGAAGGCAGTTGAGAAAACGATTGCTGAATTCTCGAAAATTGCAGATGACCCGGTTAAGGCCGCGCTGTCACTCAATGAGCAGTATCATTTTCTGACGGCATCTGTTTATGAACATATCACCGCATTACAGAGAGAAGGGGATACAACGGGGGCCGCAAAGCTTGCAGTAGAAAGTTATGCGGATGCGCTGAAATCGCGTTCATCGCTTATTCAGGAAAACCTCGGGACTATTGAAACACTCTGGAAAAACATCAAGGATGCAGCGGGATCGGCCTGGGATGCAATGCTCAATGTTGGCAGACAGGTATCTCCTGAGCAAACGCTTGTCGCCCTGCGTCAACGCCTGGCCGAGGAAAAAAAAGACCTTAATGCCCTGACCACCTCTTCCTCTTCGCTGTCGACGTATGGGTTTGGTCCGCAAAACACCACCATCCAGAGTTATGGCGACTGGAATAAATCGTCAGAACAAAGGGTAACGGACAGAGCGAAAGTTATTTCAGATATTCAGGCGCAAATTGATTCCCTGGAAAGAGCGTTAACCCTGGAAGGGGACATGAAGGCTGTTCATAACCAGTCGTCGGAAGCTCAGGCAAACGATCTGGCTGCATCAATTCGCGCTAATAACTTCCGGGAAAAATACGAATCTAATGCAATAAAACGCGCCCGAGAGCTGGCCGCGCTGGAGAAAGACCGCGGTAAATTTTCTGAGTCTGAATATAAGATGCTCCAGGCCGGGATCGAAAAGCGGTATGCCGACCCCAAAACGCCAGAAACAAAAACCTCAGCCGGAGATAAAGCGCAGGATACTGCACGCGCAGAATTACAGGCATTGCAGTCGCAGCTAAAGACACTGGAGCAGCATACCAGTGTTAATGATGTTATCAGCCAGCAGCGCAAAGACCTCTGGAATACGGAAAATCAGTACGCCGTTCTGGAAGAAGCCAGCCAGCATCGCGCCCTTTCAGCTCAGGAAAAATCCCTGTTAGCGCACAAGAGCGAGACGCTGGAATACAAGCGTCAGCTCGCTGATTTAGGCGATAAAGTGGCGATTCAGCAAAAACTGAATCAACTGGCAGATCAGGCCAGTCGATTTGCCGAGCAACAGGCGGCGAAACGGGCAGCAATTGCCGCTCAGGCCAGTGGTATGTCTGCCCGTGATGCCGAGCGACAGGCCACACTGTCCCGGCTGAATGAGGCCTACAAATTCAACCCGGCCGCACAGCAGCGGGTTGTACTTGAACAGCAAAAAACATATGAGGCTGAGGATGCACTGCGCCAGAACTGGGTGGCGGGTGCGAAAAGCGGCTGGGCGGAATACCAGAGCGATGCGACCAATGTTTTCACCTCGGTCAGGGATGTGTCAAAAGCAGCTTTCACGGGACTGGCAGACCAGATGACGGCGGTATTTACCACCGGGAAATCAAATTTTAAAAGTTTCACGACGTCCATGCTGAAAATGCTGGTGCAGATCACTAATCAACTGATTGTGGCGTACACCGTGCAGCAGGCAATGGGCTGGATTGGTGGAGGGGTTAAACCCGCCGCATCGGGCCAGTCTTTTGCCGCTCCTTCTTACCCCAAATTCGACGTCGGCGGATATACCGGAGATGGGGGAAAATACGAGCCTAAGGGCGTTGTGCATGGCGGCGAGTTTGTTTTCACCAAAGAAGCGACGTCACGAATCGGGATCAGCAACCTCTACCGACAGATGAGAGGTTATGCCTCCGGCGGTTATGTGGGCAATACAGGTAATGCCATTTCATCCCCGGGCGGTGTCAGTGTCTATGCCCCGGTATCTGTCACGACACCGTCATCAGGTCCGCAGCAGTCCAGCGCGGATACTCAACTGAACAGCGTATATCAACGGGTTATCAATCAGTCTGTTCAGGACGGTATTGCACAGGCAATCCGCCCCGGCGGCCTCATCTGGAATGCACAGAATAAAAGGTAAAATCCAATTATGACCATCGAAACATTCACCTGGAAAATACAGGCGGCGGGTCAACCTGCGCTAAAAATCAGGGATACCATCAGGCGTGTTCAATTTGGTGATGGTTATTCCCAGGTATCCGGAGAGGGCATCCATCCTGAAACACTGACGTTTGATTTTTCGTTCACAGGGAAAGCAGAAACCGCACTGGAAATATTCAATTTTTTGCGACGGCACAAAACAAAATCATTCTCGTTTAAGCCACCGTTTGGCGATCTGGCTTTGTGGCGTGTGCAGGCAGATAGTTTGCAGAAATTAGTAAAAACCGCCAGGCAAATCACGATCATCGCAACATTTGAACAGGCGTTCGCACCATGAGCCTCAACAGTGATTATCAGAAACTGGAACCGGGCAATACTGTCCGTGTAATAGAGGTCGACGGAACGGCGTTCGGTGTCGGTGAGATATTACGGTTTCATAACTATAATATCCCGCACTCTCCCGCTGAAATATTGGCTGCTGGTGGTGATGAGTCGAAATTACCCGCTAAATCTGTCTGGTGGCAGGGGGTTGAGTATTCTGCATGGCCCTATCAGATTGAGGGACTGGAAAAATCAACCAGCGGCAGCAGTGCCAGCCCAAAATTAACAGTGGCTAATATCAGCAGTACCATCACTGCGTTATGTCTGGCTTATGACGACATGTTGCAGGCGAAAGTTACCATCCACGACACACTGGCGGAATATCTCGATGCACGTAATTTTGTGGAGGGTAATCCGTCCGCAAATCCCTCTGAGGAAAAATTACAGGTCTGGTATATCGATGCCAAAACAAACGAGGTAGCGGGAGAATCAGTAGAGTTTGCCCTGTCCAGTCCAATGGATTTGCAGGGACTGATGATCCCAACTCGTCAGCTTCATTCGCTGTGTAACTGGTGTATTCGTGGTAAATACCGCTCAGGCAATGGCTGTGATTATGCCGGGACGAGCTATTTCGATAAAAACAACAAACCGGTGACTGACCCGTCACTTGATGAGTGCAATGGCACGCTCACAGCATGCAAACTCCGGTTTGGGGAAAATGAGGAGCTGTCTTTTGGCGGATTCCCCGGCACGTCATTAATCAGGAGCTGACCATGCACCAGAAAACGATTGATGCAATTTTGGCGCATGCAGCCGCTGAATATCCGCGTGAGTGTTGTGGTGTTGTGGCGCAAAAAAGCCGTGTTGAACGATATTTTCCCTGTAGGAATATCGCCACTGAACCAACAGAACATTTTATATTATCACCGGAGGATTACGCCTCTGCTGAAGACTGGGGAACGGTAACAGCTATTGTGCATAGCCACCCCGATGCGACAACACAGCCCAGCGAACTGGATAAAGCGCAATGCGACCTGATGGCGGTGCCCTGGCACATCGTCAGTTGGCCGGAGGGTGATTTACGCACTATACAGCCTCGCGGAGATCTGCCGCTGCTGGAGCGTCCATTTGTTCTGGGCGTATACGACTGCTGGGGGCTGGTGATGTCCTATTATCGGCAAACGCACGGGATCGAACTCCACGATTACCGAGTTGATTACCCCTGGTGGGAAGATCAGTATCCCGATGATCTCTATCGCGACAACTGGTATGAGTGCGGTTTTCGCGAGTTCTCAGGCGCACCCCAGCCCGGTGATTTGGTGATCATGCAGGTGCAGGCCAATAAATGGAATCACGCCGGAGTTTTGCTCGAAGGGAACATGCTTCTTCATCACATGTATGGCATGCTAAGTAATCGTTGTCCGTATGGCGGGTATTGGCAAGAACGAACTGCGAAAACGTTACGTTATTTCACTATGCTTTAATGTTGCTTGCCAAATGACATCAAGAAGAAAATATTTATTTTTATGTGTGAGGGACGTAGTATGAAAGCGCTGGGCTCAATTTTGTTAATCTTTGGGATTATTTTTGTTTTTTCATCTATGGTCATGGATACGTCTGTATCTACTGGATATGGGACAAGGGTTAACAATATCGGTTTGATGAGGGATCAACAGAATTATCTAATTCTTGGTTCGGTTTTTCTTCTTGGTGGATTACTAGTTTTAATTTTTAGAAAGCCAAAAGCATCTTTGAGAGATGAGGTGGAGTGCCCTCACTGTGCGGAAAAAATACTATCCCAGGCTAAGGTGTGCAAGCATTGTGGAAGAGATGTTGCGGCTAAAATAAGTGATGAGAAATTAGGTGATAATAAAAGCCATCAATTCCTTTGGTATGAAAATAACGTATTAACGTTGAATCGTGAGAATATAATAAAGTATGCTCATGAGTTAAATGAAAGAATGCCATCGCAAACAATTAGTCTGATAATGCAGGTGCACAGCAATGTCATTCAAGATATTAAATCATCAATGCCAATTAATTTGGCTGATGAATTCGTGGTTCAATTAGAGACTTCATTGCGCAAAATTAAAAATCAATAAAAAGTAACGTATTTAACCACTAAAGCTCACTTTCGTGAGCTTTTTATTTGGGGGAAATAATGCACGAGTTAATCACTACGATTGAACTTAGCGGAATTCTCGGTAAGACATTCGGTAAAACCCACCGTCGATTAATCGGTACAACTCATGAAGCTACGCGGGCACTCGCTGCAACCATACCAGGCTTTGAGCAGTTCATGATCTCCAGTCAGCGCCGTGGATTAACCTATGCCGTTTTTAAGGGAAAGAAAAATATAGGCGTCGACGAACTGGGATTCCCGGTTACAGGCGAGGTTATTCGCGTAGTGCCAGTGGTAATGGGTAGCAAGCGTGGAGGACTGCTCCAGACAATCCTGGGTGTCGCTCTTGTTACCGTAGCAGCTATTGCGACCAGTGGGGCCGCGCTGGGTTTTGGTGGAGGAACTGCGTTTGCTGGTGGCTGGGGGGCACTGGCTGGGGTGGGGGTATCTATGTCAATTGGCGGTGTTATTCAGATGCTGTCACCTCAGCCAACAGGGCTGGCCAGTGCGCAGGACTCAGATAACCGTGCATCCTACGCATTTGGTGGTGTGACAAATACTGCCTCTCAGGGTTATCCGGTGCCGCCGGGTTATGGAAAACGCCGCATTGGTGGAGCGATTATCTCCGCAGGTATCTACGTCGAAGACCAGCAGTAATCCTAACCCCCGAATTTCCTCAGTTTAATAACCGCCGCCGGGCGGTTTTTTTATGGGCGCAATATGACAAAAACAATTCACGGGCGCAAAGGCGGCGACTCCAGTGCACGCACGCCCACGGAACAGCCCGCAGACCTGCTGTCTGTCGCAAAAGCAAAAATCCTGCTGGCCCTGGGTGAGGGGGAATTCGCAGGGGGACTCACGGGACAGTCTATTTTTCTGGATGGCACACCGCTGCTCAATGCTGACGGCTCGTCAAATTTCAGCGGGGTTGCGTGGGAATTCCGCCCCGGCACACAGCATCAGTCGTATATTCAGGGTCTGCCGGGCACTGAGAATGAAATCAGCCTGAACAGTATTGAGGTGTCCAGCGTTTCGCCGTGGACCCGCACACTGACAAATTCCCAGCTTTCGGCAGTGCGCCTGCGTATCAAATGGCCATCCATTTTCCGGCAGGAGGATGACGGGGATGTGGTCGGCTACCAGATTGATTACGCGATAGATTTGCAGGTGGATGGAGGTGCATTTACGCCAGTGCTCGAAACCTCCGTGTCGGGCATCAACACATCCGGTTATGAGCGCAGCCACAGGATTAATTTACCCCCGGGCGCATCCACCTGGACAGTACGTCTGCGCAAGAAAACCGCCGATGCGCATAGCGCGAAAACTGGCGACAGGATGACGCTGGAGAGTTACACAACCGTCATTGATGCAAAATTGCGTTACCCGAATACCGCGTTGCTGTATATCGAGTTCGATTCCAGTCAGTTCAACGGCTCTATCCCGCAGATTGCCTGCGAACCACAAATGCGCGTCATCCGCGTTCCTGATAATTATGATCCGGTTACGCGTGAGTATTCCGGGACGTGGGAGGGCGGATTCAAATGGGCGTGGACAGATAATCCGGCATGGATATTTTACGATATCGTTGTGAGTGATCGGTTTGGACTGGGCGACCGTCTGACGGCGGCAAATATCGATAAATGGTCGCTGTACCAGATTGCTCAGTATTGTGACCAGATGGTGCCGGACGGGAAGGGGGGGGACGGGCTGGAGCCACGTTACACCTGTAACGTCTATTTGCAGGACCGCAACGATGCGTACACTGTACTGAGGGATTTTGCGGCCATTTTCCGGGGCATGACCTACTGGGGGAATAACCAGATTATGGTCCTGGCGGATATGCCCCGCGACGTTGACTACAGCTACACGCTGGCCAGCATGGCGGGTAAACCCGTTTACTCCAGCAGTACAACAAAAACGCGTTACACCAATGCACTGGTTTCTTACTCCGACCCTGCGAACGGTTACGCCGACGCAATGGAGCCAGTTTTCGAGCCCGCATTAATCAGCCGGTATAAAGTTTTTAACCAGTTAGAGCTTACAGCTATCGGTTGTACCCGGCAGTCTGAGGCGAACCGCAAGGGACGCTGGGGCATTCTGACCAATAACAAAGCCCGCGTCATTACGTTTAACGTCGGGCTGGATGGTCGCATTCCGCAGCCGGGTTATATCATTAGCGTGGCAGATGAAAATCTGTCGGGGAAAGTGACCGGCGGTCGAATCCGCGCGGTAAATGGTCGGGTGATCACGCTGGACAGAAAACCGGATGCTGTCGCCGGAGATCGTCTTCAGCTTAACCTGCCCTCCGGCGCGTCACAGAGCAGAACTATTCAGGCTGTGAATGACAATGTGGTTACCGTGACGGTTGCCTACGGAGAGACGCCGGAAGCGGAGAGTGTCTGGGTGGTTGAGTCGGATTCACTTTACGCCCAGCAATATCGCGTTGTCAGTGTCACGGATAATAACGACGGCACATTGACCATTGTCGGTGCTGAACACGACCCGGATAAATACGCCCGCATCGATACCGGGGCCATTATCGACCAGCGCCCCGTCAGTGTTATTCCGCCGGGTACTCAGGCAGCACCATCGAATGTCGTTATCAGCAGTTTCTCTGTCGTGAATCAGGGCATCAGCCTGGAAACAATGCGCGTGAGCTGGGATGCCACCCCTAACGCTATCGCCTACGAAGCCCAGTGGCGACGTAATGACGGCAACTGGGTAAACGTTCCGCGCAGCTCTGTGGCATCGTTCGATGTCCCGTCGATTTTCGCAGGCCGTTACCTGGCTCGTGTGCGGGCTGTCAACGCCTCGGAAATCTCATCGGGCTGGGGCTATTCAACCGAAACGATACTGACCGGGAAAACGGGAAACCCGCCGAAACCTGTCGGGCTGACCGCCTCAGATAACGTTGTTTTGGGTATCGAGATTAACTGGGACTTTCCGGCCAACACGGGCGATACGCTGAAAACGGAAATTCAGTACAGTGCCACAGGGACTGCTGATGATGCGGTTTTGCTGGCGGACGTGCCGTATCCGCTGCGCAAATATCAGCAGATGGGGTTAAGGGCGGGCCAGATTTTCTGGTATCGCGCACAACTGGTGGACAGGTCCGGTAACGAGTCAGGTTACACCGACTGGGGGAGAGGGCAGGCCAGTGTTGATGTATCAGATATTACAGACGCTATTCTGGAGGAAATAAAAGACTCGGCACTGTTTAAAGACATTATCGAAAATGCCGTGGAAACGAGCAAGACCGTAGCTGACCTCGCCACGGCAATTACCCAAAACGCTGACCAACTGGCGGCGGCAGTGGGCGCGAACCGGCAGGCGGCAGAGGCCATCATTGGTAATGCACTGGCCATCGCTGATGTTGTCGTAAGACAGACGGCGCAGAACGGCGCAAACTCGGCGACATTCACGCAACTGCGGGAGGTGATTGCCACTGAAACACAGGCCCGCGTTACCGACGTGACGCGCCTGGAGGCAAAAACCGACCAGAACGCGGCACAGGTAACGCAGCTCACGCAGGCGCTCGCCGATGAGACTCAGGCCCGCGCCACGGCGGTTGATACGCTGACGGCTCAGACGGAGGACAATACCGCTGACGTAACCCAGCTCACACAGGCTGTGTCTACCCTCGACAGCGCTACTGCATCCCGGTTCGACGAACTGTCAGGGAAAACGGCTAACGCGGCTGGCGGGGTGCAAAACACGGCGGTGGCGCTGATTCAGGAGACGCTGGCGCAGGTCAACACCCGAATGACGCTCAGTGTTCAGTACGGTGCGAGCAGTGCCGGTATCCAGCGCGTTGATAATGTGATGGTGGACGCGAGCAAAGCTGTTGCGGAGTCGCTGAAAACCCTGGATGCCACGGCTGGCGGCAATGCCAATATCACTGATTTTGCGAAAACAATGTCTGATTTTACGCAGACCTCTGCAACGAAAATCAACTCACTGAGCGTCACGGTAAACGGCCAGGCTGCGGCAATTACCACGAACGCCCAGGCTGTAGCAGATATCAACGGCAACCTGAACGCGATGTATTCGATTAAAGTCGGCGTGGATGCCAACGGTGTGCAGTACGCGGCAGGGATGGGGCTGGGTGTACAAAATACTCCTTCAGGCATGCAGTCACAGGTTATTTTCCTTGCTGACCGCTTCGCTGTTATGTCTCAGGCTGGTTCAGCCGTCACGCTGCCGTTTGTTATTCAGAACGGACAGACTTTCATTAACGATGCATTTTTCCGTGATGCCAGCATTCAGTTCGGGAAAATCACCGATTCATTGAAGTCTGATAATTTCGTTTCTGGTCCAGGTGGCGCCGGGTGGAATCTGCCAAAAAGTGGCAACGCTGAACTCAACAACGTAACGGTTCGTGGGAACGGGGAATTTACCGGGAAAATAACCGCGACCAGCGGGACGTTTAGAGGCACCGTCCAGGCTGAATCATTTATCGGTGATGTGGCTGTGGGGCAGACGTTTAGTGATATTGAGGGAGATAATGTCACCCGAAATTTTGTATACACCGATTCCGGTAACCTGCCTGGTGAAAAACATGTAGTGATAATGGCGCTGGTGAAAGTTCAGATTTCTGCGACAGAGGCCGGTGCAGGGATTACTCAGACAAAAGGGACGGCGATTCTCACCATTGGTGGGTCGAGCAGAACCATTGACGTTTATACCCCACCAAATACTGACAGATCGCGTCCTACGTACGCCACGGTGATGCACAGCGCCCGCGTGACCGGACAGACGGTGAATTGTTCGATTCAGATGCGCAGTGATAATTCGACATACCATGCGAACGTTGGTATTTATTCCCCGACAATACACGTATCCAGGGGTTCCGGTTCGTTCACCCAATCCTGATTTCAACCCGCTTCGGCGGGTTTTTTATTGCGTGGAGAAAATATGATTTACACAACAGGCACAATTGCGATCAGCGGCAATACCCTGACGGGTACTGGCACAAATTTTACAGCGGCAGGTTCGCTCATCCGGGGTGGGTGCTCGTTGATTTCCCTGACTACACCGCCACAGGTGTTCCAGATAACGGCCATCAACAGCGCAACCCAGCTCACCGTAACGCCAGCGGCAAACCCGGCAATTGCAGCCGGTACTGCTTATGCCATCCTGCTGAGTGATTCGCTGAGTGTTGATGGACTGGCGCAGAATATTGCTGAAACGCTGACGCTGTATCAGCGGAATATGAGCGGCTTCGCCGACGTGATGAACGGGTCTGGTGACGTCACTATCACGATTAACGGTGTGGCCGTAACAGTTTCCGGCCAGAAATCACTGGCAAAAAAAGGGGCTAACAGCGATATCACCAGCCTGAGCGGGTTAACCACTGCGCTGTCAATTGCGCAGGGCGGGACGGGTTCAAAAACCCCGTTCGGCTCAGTAGGCGGATCGTTTTGCCAGGGTAATGATGCCCGTCTGGACACAATAAACGGGAAGTCCGGCGGGACTATCTCCGGGTCGGTAAAGGCGGGTGGGGCGTCACCAGCTACCACACCTGCCACCGGCACAACAACCAACGCAGAATACGTAGGGTCTCGATTCAGTAGCGGTGTCTATGCCGGGATAGATTTTTCGCTGTATCCGCAGGTTGTCGAGGGGAGTGGTGCGCGCGGCATCATTCAACTGGCCTACGGAGGAAACCCGGCCTACTGGGTTTTCTCTAACTCTGGTGTGGCAACTGGCGTAGCCTGGACTCCTACATGTGACGAACGACTCAAAGACCTGGATGGGCCAATCGTCGACCCACTCGGGAAAATGCGGCTCATGCGTGGACAGTCCTGGCACTGGAAAACCAACGGCAGTTACGGAATAGGCCTGACAGCTCAGGATGTACAGCGGGCATTCCCGGATGCAGTTGTTGAGACTCATGATGTGACCCTGCCGAACGGTAGCGTGGTGAAGAATGCATTGTCTCCGGACTCGTACGGCGTTGCGGCAGCGCTACATCATGAGGCTATTCTGGCTCTGATGGCGCAGATTGACGCACTGACGGCGCGCGTTGCTGAACTGGAATCCGGTAAAACTAACGAGCCGGTGGCAGAGTAATCAAGCCCTTACTCTGTGCAAAAAATTGATAGTCATTAGCGGGGTTGATCTGGCCGCCATTAAAAACTACTGTATTCATATACAGTATTTTCAGGAGGTGACTATGCCCCGCAGAAACGATGTTTTTGTCGCGTTCCGTGACGCCATTCAACTTAATCCTAAAGGGTATATGTGCTTGCGCACAGGCGATTTTATTCGCGAGTTACGCAAGCACAACCATCACTTCACAGAGCAGGACGCCAACAGATGGATCGAACTGAACCAGCCCAGCTTCGTCGATAAAACGCCAGATTTCAGTGAAAACCGTCTCTGGTTGCTACGCAATATGGGGATTGTCCGCTAATGCAAACACTCGATGCGATTTGCGGCGTTAGCGCCACCACGGGGCTGATGCCTACAGCAACCGGCTACGCAGTCGTTGAGGCCAACCCCGGAAAACTGGAGCAGGGATGCTTAGTGGTGATCTCTCTCTATGGCGCTACGCAGTTTGCGAAACTGATGGGGCAGGCGTTTATTACAGAAGACGGCGAAGCGATTGAAGGCGAAGCACTGGAGGATATTATTGTGCTTGGCCGGGTGACTAATTTCGTAAACCGGGCCGGGGAGGATGAGTGCCCGTTTATGTGA